TACTGAGTTGGCTGTCTGCGTTCGCGGCGGGAGTCGCTGTGACGGGCTACCTGTTGAAGACGCGCAAGACACAACAAGGCTTCCAAGATGCAGCCGAAGCGAGCAATGAAGTTAATCGCCTTGACAGTGATGATGCTGTTCGTCGCGAGTTGCGAGCAAAAGGCTGGTATCGCGGACCTTAAAGAACAAACCTGCACAATCTGGCTCCCCGTGTTTGTCTCCCCGGCAGACACTATCGAGACACAGACGCAGGTGCTGAGAAGCAACCTAGCGCGACAGGCATTCTGCCACTAGCGCTGACATAAGCGGCCCACACGGACAACCGCGCGAGAAATCCACGTAGTTACTATTTACGAAAGGGCCAAACAAATGGCTAACGCTACTGTTTCCCGCCTCGGTATCGGGTCGGGTTCAACTTACACTCAACCGCCCACCAACCAAACGCAGTGGGACACTAACAACGAGCTGTTCCTAAAGCTGTGGAGCGGAGAGGTCCAAGCGGCCTTTGATGCAAACACCGTACTGCGCGAGCGGACACGGGTACGCACCATTTCCTCTGGCAAGTCTGCACAGTTTCCGGCTATCGGTAAGACCATTGCGGAATACCACTCTAGCGGGACGGAACTAACTGGTTATTCAATCGCGCAAGATGAGCGAGTGATTCACATAGACGACATGTTAGTGAGCCACACGTTCATTGCTGACATTGATGAGGCCAAGAACCACTACGACGTGCGCGGTGAGTTCACTAACCAGATGGGTCGCGCCTTGGCACTGACCTATGACCGCAACCTGTTTGCTGCCGCTGGTAAGGAAATCTTGTCTCCGTCTAGCTCGCTGGCAGATCAAGGTGTCGCTGAAGCTATCAACATTAACGCTGCCGTAACGGGTGTCGTGGATGCTGATGCTGACCAGACCACCAACACTGTTGCCGAACTGATTGACGCAATCTATCTGGCAGCACAGAAGCTGGACGAGAAGTTCGTGCCAGAATCTGACCGTTTCGTGTACGTCTCCCCGGCTGTGTACTACGGCCTCGTACAGAACGATAAGATTCTGAACCGTGACTTTGTGTCTAACAACGGTGACTACGCTGACGCTTCCGTTCTGCGTGTTGCCGGGATGCAAGTTGTCAAGACGACCAACATGGCAGTGAACCACGGCTCCTCGCCGCAGCTTGGTGGCAATGACCGCTTCCCTGACTTCCGCAGCCAGTACAACGCGGACATGTCGAACTTCCTTGCGCTCATTATGCACCCCGAAGCCCTTGGCACGGTGCAGCTTCTGGGCCTTGGTTCCGAGAGCAGCTATGACCCACGGCGACTTGGTACGCTCATGGTGTCGAAGATGGCCGTGGGCCACGGCGTCCTTCGCCCTGAGTGCATGATCGGCATTACCGGTAACGCTCCGACCGACCTTTAAGGTCTAGCTTTTAGGGGTGGCTTCCGGGCTACCCCTATTCCCTTTTGCAGCAGCGGAGACACCACAGATGGGCAATCCAGTCGTAGCCACTACAGAACTTGAAGCGGTCAATACGTGTCTGATGAACATTGGCGAGACGCCAGTGCAGAGCCTTGAGGATGACACCGTTGTTGACGCCACCATTGCACTCGACATCGTGCGCAACGTCACGCGCGAACTGCAAACTCAGTCGTGGCATTGGAACACTGACGTACAGATCAAACTCGCTCGCAACCTTGAAGGCCGCATCGTGCTTGCGCCGAACGTCATGCGAGTGAAGCCGAGCGGTAACGACAGCCACCTGCCCATCGTGCAGCGAGGCGTCTACCTGTATAACCGGCTGACCCACAGCTATAAATTTGACCATGACATCACTGTCGATCAGACGATTGGTCTTCCTTACGACGAACTGCCGGAGACTGCGCGCCGCTTCATTGCCTTGCGTGCTGCGCGGATTTTCCAAGAGCGTACCATTAGCAGCGAGACGCTGGCGCAGTCCGACCGGTTTGACGAACAGACGGCGTACACGCAACTGGTCAATGAGGAAACAAACGTGGCCGGTTACAACATGATAGCCGACAACATTAGCACCGCACGCATCGTTCACCGCACGGGATTGTTCCGCTAATGCCCCTGATTAGTGACACCATTCGCGACCTTGTTGGTGGCGTCTCGCAACAGTCAGAGAACTTGCGGTTCAGCAACACGGCCAGCGAGATTGAGAATGCCTACTTGTCACCAGTTGTCGGCATGCAGAAGCGTCAAGCGACTGAGTGGCTAGGCGAACTGTACGACTACGGTACGACAAACGCGCCGACGTTTAGCGATAAGGCGGCAACGCACTTCATCAACCGTGACGCCACTGAACATTACTGTCTTGTCGTGGATGCTGACGGGCTGCGTGCCTTTGACGCTGACACCGGGCAGGCGTTACGGGTCGAAACTGACGGTGAGGCGGCTGACATTTACCTTACGTCGGATGGTGACGGAGGTGTCACAACGGACTTTGCGGGTAGCCTACGGTTCGCAACCGTTGCCGACACGACGTTTGTGGTCAACAAGAACGTTACAATTGATGGCGGCGAGAACCGCACCTTTGAGCCACACCACTTTGCAGCTTACCCGCAGCTTGCTTACGACGTGGAACGCGGAGGCACAGGCGGCGATGATGGTGCAGGCGGCACGTCTGCTAATCGGCAAAGTTTGAACCGCAGGGTTTTCCGCGTCGTTTTCAACACCCCTACAACTGGTCTTTCTTACGTCAAATTCAGCAATGGACAAAAGGCGCTGGTTACTGGCGTTAGTCAATCGTCATATTTTAGCGGTTGGCTTTCCAACGTGCTCTACTTTTCGTCTTCGACAACAAACCCACTAACCGGGGCAGCTTACACTACTAAAAACCAAGGCAATAATTTTGTCATACCACAAACGGGCGTGACTGATAATTATAATGGAATAAGCTACGAGCTGTATAGGTCGATTTTCAACGGCGGTGCTAACACCGGAACAAGCCCTGCTGAGTTTCTGTCGCTGCCTTGGCTGTCACGTCAGCTAATTGCCGCAGACGCAACCGCAGAGACCCTTGACGTAATTTACCCGTCTCGAACACAAGGCACGTTTGGACCTAATGGTTCCACAGCCACAATCAACGGGCGCACGATTGTCAATGACTTACAGATCAATGCGCAAGGCGTGTTGGAAATTAGCGACGACGCAGGTGCTACTTATCGTGCATTGCGAATCAATGACCACAGCAGTTGGCACACTTACAGCGGCGCAGCGAGACGCGCGTACAGCAATCCAGACGTGGACTTTGACAACCTGACCAGCGTTCAACCGACTAGCATTAGTGAAGTGGCAACCAGTACGCCAGGTTCAGGTGGCCCCGCGCGGTACTTATGGAAAACTGGTATCGGACTTTTGACATCTGAGGTAAATCTAATCAATGACATTATTGACGTAATTACGGGTGAGGACACAGAGGCAGACTGGCAAGGTCCAGATTTTCTCAACGTAAGCCCTACCGCAGACGCACCGTTACGTCATCTGGAAGTCAACACCACCGATTACCCGTCCGTGGCAACCTTCCAAGACCTTGATGCGATTAGTACGAACGCGGGCGGCGCAGCGGCAGGTCAAGTGCGCCTCATTGGGGGCGATGTAGGTGACGCTGGTTATTACGTCATCGCAGACCAAGGCCAAGGCAAGTATGTTGAGACTTACAGAACGCCTTACATCTTTGATGAGACTACACTGCCGCACAAAATACAGCGCTTGTTTGAGGAAGACGGTACGCCTTATTTCTCGCTCACTCGTCACCAGTATGCACCGCGCGTAGCAGGTAATAACGACAGTAACGCAGTTCCGTCTTTTGTTGGCTCGACTATCAATGACGTCTTTGTTCACGGCGGTCGCCTTGGCTTTGTGGCTGACGAGAACATGATTCTAAGTGGCACTGACTACGGCGCTACCAGTAACTTTTTCCGCTCTACCGTCGTGCAGCTACTTGATGACGACCGCATTGACATATCCATGTCTACCGGGCGCGTTGACGTTTTGCAGAGTGCAGTACCGTTTGCAAACACGTTGATGCTGATGAGCGACCGCGCGCAGTTCCGGCTAGTTGCGCCTAACGCTTTGACACCAGCGACTGCCTTGCTTCAGCAAGCAGCTAGCATTGAAGTTAGCTCGCTAGTACGGCCCGTTTCTTTGGGTACAAAAGTGTTCTTCCCGCAGGACAACGTGTCGTTTACGACGTGCATGGAGATCACCAGCGAGGTCGATACGGCAATTATTGACAGCACTGAAATCACTGCGCAGGCACCCAAGTACATTCCAAGCGGCGTGCATACACTGTG